TTTAGTAATTTACAATCTATTAATCCATCAGCGATTATTGAACTATTTACTCTTCAACTATCTACTGCACTACATGGTGCAAATACAATTTATAGATTTCATGCTGGTAGTAACTTAAATGCTAATGGAAAAATAGTATGGGCTGGTAATGAATACCTTAGATTTCCAATACAAGCGACAGGTTTTGCTTTTCAACGTGGACAATTACCAAGACCTAAAATAGCAATTAGTAATGCTACAGGACTTATTTCATCAATACTTTTATCTGTAAATGAAACGACAACTGGTAATGATTTAACAGGAGCTACAGTTACTAGAATAAGAACATTAGCTAAATTTATTGACGCTGTGAATTTTGCAGATGGCACTAATGCAACAGCAGATAACACAGCAGAATTTCCTCAAGAAGTGTATTCAATTGATCGCAAATCAACAGAGACAAGAGATATTGTTGAATTTGAACTTGCTGCTCCTACAGACCTTGCTGGAATTCGGATTCCAGGTCGGCAAGCTACTCGTTCAATTTTTCCTTCTATCGGTACGTTTGTAGGATGAGTTGGAAATATAAAGCACTACTTCATGCTCAACGAGAAGATCCTAAAGAATCTTGTGGTTTGTTGTTAAATATAAAAGGTAAAGAAAGATATTTTCCTTGTCGTAATCTTTCTATGACAGATCATCAATGTTTTATTATTGATCCAGAAGATTATGTAAAGGCAGATAATACAGGAGAGATTGTTGGTGTTGTTCATAGTCATCCAATAACCCCACCAAATCCTAGTCAAGCAGATAAAATTAGCTGTGAGGATAGTAATTTACCTTGGTATATTGTTAATCCTAAAACAGAACAATGGGCTTATTTAGAGCCTTGTGGATACAAACCACCATTATTAGGCCGTCAATGGGTTTGGGGTATAACTGATTGTTGGAGTTTAGTAAGAGATTGGTATAAAGAAGAAAAGAATATTGAACTTAGGGATTGGAAAAGACCTACAACATTAGAAGAATTTAATAATAAACCTTTGTTTGAGGACTGTGCTTGGCGAACTAATTTCAGAGAACTTAGACCTGATGAAAAGTTAGAAGATGGAGATGTTTTATTGATGAGTATTTTGCATCCAACTTTAAATCATGTAGCATTATTTTTTGAAGGAGATGTTATTCATCATTTAACCGATAGACTAT